CCAAAATTGGGGTCTACGATAGTAAGACTATTGTATTCAAAATCGCCAATGTTGAATGACTGTGCTACTGGATCACGGTGAACTTGAAGCCCTGTAGATCGAGAAGTAACGCTTCGTGTTTCGGTAACTGTATCTGAAGTTACTCTTGCTTCACGGGTATTCATTGTGATTCCCTGGGTAGCACTTGCAAGCCCTAGAGAAGTATACATTGTTTCGGCGGAAGTAGTTTGTGTTCCGGATTGTGTAGCCGTGTTAGCAATGTCTACAAGTCTGAAAGGTCTTTCACCTTGACGGAATTTCAATGTATTGTCATTTGGTAGAGTGAAGACACCAAAGACTGCTCCATTCGCATTTGTAACGAGTGCAGCACCAGCACCAGCGGTATTAGCAAAGGTTGAAGTTGTAGGAGTCACATAGTTGAAAACAGGAATGTTATCGAAATATGGATACAATCTTGTATTCGGTCTCATTCCAGTTGCGCGGAACTGAATTTCTCTTGATCGCATGAAAGGAATAATATCTGTGCGACGAACGAATGGACCAGAAGACTGAGTACGATTGAAGACTTCAACATTCAAACGAGTACCGGTTCTAACTGTTGTATCGGTAATTTCTGTAGTTACTTCGTCTAGAGCGCCGTGAGTCCTCTCCGGCGCTCCGGGAATCTGACCGAGACCAGTTACGGCAATTCTTCTTCCAATTTCTTCAGTGGTTCTAGTAGTATTCCAATCATTCCAGTTAGTACCCCAAGCATTTTGGAGAGACTGCCAATTCGAAGCGAGGTCAAGGTCCCATTGAACATCTGGTTGTTGTGTAGTATCTACCCAGTGATCCGCTTCTGGGAACAAGTCTAGATTGCCTACCCAGTTGAATGAAAGTTCGCCAACAGGATTGATTACTTCACTTGCAAAAGGCTGATCAATATAAATTTGATGTGTATATGGAAGAGTTACCAGTGCCCCATCATCAGGATATTGTACATTAGAAACCGTAGAGGTGCCAGCATTATTATTGTTATTCAAAGTGGTGGATGAAGTAAATGTACCATTCGCATTGTGGAGGTACAATCTAATGACACTTGTGTTTGCTACAACGGTTCTGACAGTAGCGGCCGCTGTAGCCGTACCTAATGAAGCGCCAACATAAACGATATCACCGTTATTATATGATCCACTATTTGCAGATACTTCAAGACGAACCTGTTTACCTTTTCGTGTAACATTAGTGGAACTTCCAGAAACATAAGTCAAGTCAATACTTGCTTGATCGAACTTAGGGCGAAGTTCACCTTTCTTACTATCGATAGAAGCATTATAAGAAGGGTCAAGAAGATTAGCATTATTATGCCCGAAGAAAGCATCCACAAAGATACCATTCTTGAAACGATTCAATCCGCTTCCATCTGCAATAGTCAAATCTTTTGCAGATTTTTCTAGAACATTGAGTGCGGTATAGTATTCCATTCGATCAATACGCTTTTCGAGTCCTGCAAGGTCTCTCATGGTATATCTTTTATGGAAGTGTGGGCGAACCCTTACTGCTAAATCGACTCTATTGAAGTTATAAGCATTCTCCAATGAGAGTGAAGGAAATGGAGGAATGGACAAAGTAGAAAGTGTCATAGACTCCGCGGGCTCTAATGGAGCTATTGGAGTTGTCGCTGGAATACCTTTTACAACTTTCTTTTTACCATCTTTACCGATAACAACTCTGTCAATTCTTGGCAAATAGTAAAGAAGATCGGTAGTAAAGTTTTCGTCGGCTACAGGAACATATGAACCATCAGAATCAATATCTAAAGTTGTAGACGATGTAGGATTTTCACTAGCTGAACCAATAGAGGTTGCGTCTGTAGCAGTTGATGTAATTCTTGGGCGGAAATCGATACAATTTCTCAAATCGAAAGTTGTTCCAGAGCTAGAAGAGTTATATCTAGGAATTTGGGCGGTCACAATCGCTGAGGTATTTGCAGTTGATTCGTTTGGATCAATAACATAAGAGTCTACAGAAAAGAAGCCAATGCCAGAAGAAACATCATGCTCGAAATAATCCAATTCTACCAATAACTTATCAGAAGATGTAAGACTGATAGAAGCATTTTCAGCAAGTGCTAATTGTGAAAGACCATAATAATTATCGTTACTATTGACGATTACACGAAATGAAGTTGTAACATTTCTATTAGTTGTACTATAAGTTGTTCCTAGATATACATTACGAATATTGAAAACGTCAGCAAATCCTAGAATCCATGGACCGGTAGTTCCAGCACTATTGGTATTCAAGTCTAATTTGACATATCTACTCTTTCTTACAAGTTTCTTAGCTCCTACTGCGGTTTCTCTTTTATTATTGAAGAAAGTCGTAGTTGAAAAAGTTGAAGTTAGAGATTCTTTCAAATCGATGGAAGCGGTTGTACTTGTAGGCACAGTCACACTTCTAGCAGCACCAGAAGTTCCATTCTCTGTCAAATCGAAAATGTATCCTTGTGGGAATACTTTTGCGTGAGTAGCACCACTTGAGGTATTAGCAGTTCCAGAATCGATTGAAGGCGCTGGAGTGACAATCATTGAAGAAGCGCCAGCAACAGAAACGACACGGAGAGTATTTGTGGTACCGGCTGAAGTGTTTGCGAACTGAATAAAATCACCAGCACTATATTGTGTAGAGAATTGTGAAGCACCATTACCAACAATGGTATTCGATCCAGAAGTGAAACTTGCGAATCCGGCGTTGTTAGTAGTATTTACAGTAGAACTTGCGATAACAAGAAAATCTCTTTTCTGTGTATTGTTTAGAGCACCAGTGCCGTATGGAAATTCTTCAGTGCCACCAGCATGAACACCACTGATTGAAAGTGTAGCTATTCCAGAAGTATTGAAAGATACTGTAGCCTTATCCTTGAAAGTATAAGATGCATTGATAGTACCTACATTATTTGTAAGTGTTTGAACTGCACCTGCACCAGTTGTGTAGAGGACTTTATTGAATGAAGGTTCTTTTAGCACTGCTACGCCGGATTCTAGTACGGCATCGCCTAGATTGTCTGGTCCGCTTACATTATTGACATAGAATGAGCGAACGTCCGTGAAAGTACCCGAGGTCATTTTGATATCGAATAGATATAGGCGATATTTTCCTGCTGCGGTTCCTTTGGTTCCAGATTCGTATGTAAGTTGTCTTACTCTTGCTGTACCGATTTCAGAGCCAGGAGCGGCTGTAAGCCCTAGACTTGCACTACTAACAGAAGTGGCTGCGGCATTTCTTAGAGAGACTGTTTGGTATGTGGTTGGATCCCAAGGACCTGCAACTTCATTTACGATTACATAGTTACCATAGTTGGTGGTAATATTTACACCAAGTTCTTGATCGGTTTCAGTAGCTTTATCTGTTTCGATAAATTCTGTAGTCAAAACTTCATTTCTATATCCTTGTACATATGCGATACCAGGATTGATACCAATAGCAAGTTTGTTTCTGTCACCGGCTGGGCTATCTCCTGCCTTATATCTACCAAAGTTTGAACCGGTGTCTAAATGTTCCTTGACTTCTGTATTGATATGTTTTACCATATAGTTGCCAGACTCTTCGTATGTACGATTAGCCATTTCGCGACCAATATCGTTATATATGGTAGTCTGTCTGACAACTTGAATGTTACCATTCTCTACTGTAAAGATTGGTGTAAGTTGTGAAGTATTTGCGGTATCGGTAAGTGCTCTCTTTACAAGTGTAGGTGTTAGCTTTAGTCGATTAGCGCCTGGTGCGGTTTCGTTATAGGAACCAATCGCATTATCTAGAAGTGTTGAATCGGTATCAGAAGAGATAAAAGATTCTTGAATATCGAACCCAACTTTATATGAGGGAGTGATATTAAATTTTTCGAGAATAATAGTTTGTGAGGCTACTCTTACAAGGTGCCCCTTTCCATAAACGATACCATCACCTACTGAGAAGATAGAGCCTTTACCGAACGCGCTAACTGAAATAGTATTTGCGGTTTGCCCTGAACCACCATCGGAGGGTTTGAAGACAATAGTTTCATTTGCGGCAAAAGTCTTGTTGGTTTTGTTTGTACCACCATCGATGTATTTGACAAGAAGAGTATTATAGTTTGGTGCAGAGGCTTCAGCGCCAGCTTCAACGGCGACAACTTTTGCTCTAACACCGGTAGTCAAACCTTCAACGATACCATTAGCGAATACAGAAACACTTACAGTATTTCCACCGGGATCAGTATCTCTTAGCCGAACATAAGGAACTTCTTCATATTGAAAATCACAACCTTCAATAATGGTACCTTCAACAAAAAGATTGTCACCCACTCTTTCAATTTGATTTTGAAGAATTGTTTGAAGTTGGGTAAGTTCTCTTGTTTGAACTGCTAATCCTGGGCGAAATAAAACGCGATGGAAGTTTTTAGTTTCATCAAAGTCATCCCAATATGGAGATACATTTAGGTTTGTATTGATACCCATTTATACATCTTTTCCTTTGTAAGCTTGTTCATATATTTAGACACACTAAAACAAGACAATCAATAACGAATTATTAATTTTATGTCTTCGATCTGATCAGAGGCTCTTGTTACTGGAGGTCTATTTTCAATGTAAAGAATTTTACCAGAAGCATCTTGTAAGTCTCTTTGATTGATTCCAGAAATAGTAGCCGTAATTGATGAAGTATTTCCAGTGACGGTTTCCGTATTTGAGAAACTTCCCGTGATAGTAGAAATACTAAGAATTCCAGCATTGCCTGAGGCGTTTGTATTTGCAAATTGAAGAATTCTGGCTGACGCACCTGAAGTGCCACCAGAAACAAGTTCATCATTTTGGAAGGTTCCAGAAACGCTAGTGAGTGTTAGTTTAGTTGTCAAATCGTATACGGAACTGTTAGCTTGTGCACCATTAGCAAGAAGTGGATTTTTGAGAATGCCGACCACACGAAAATCATTATTGACAATAAAGGTATTAGATTCTGTGCCTGTCAATTTGACATTCATCATGATATTATGTGCTAGAAGTTCTTCGACTGGATTAGCTCCATGCCCTCCGTACGGTGGAGCAGGCGCTACTGCTACTGCGCTGGTTCCACTATTTGCACTAATAGTTACTGAAGCGAAACCGTAATTGCTTCCTCCGCTAATAAGATTGACTTTATCGATAGCTCCTGTAACGACATTTGCGTATGCGGAAGCACCAGAACCGTCACCAGAGATAGTCACTTTAGGACCGACATAATATCCAGAAGAGGTGTTCGGTGAAATGGTGAAAGCGGAATTGAGAGTTGCGACTTTTGTTGCGCCCACATAGTTTGTAATTTCTTTAATCTGACCGGCACCTAATCCAGAACGGATGTAAAGAGTTGATCCATTGTAGATATCATCTGTGCCGCTTGCTGATCCTGCGAGAGTGATTGCAGCGCTGTTTACGAGAGCGATAGTGCCGTTGGTGGAAATATATCCAGAACCACCATTAGTTACTAGAACCGCTTCAAGTGTGCCGTTAGACGCCGCTTGTTGAACATCCCATTGTGCAGAACTATCATCCGCTATAAGTGTTTTTACAGGAATATAATTCGTTGTAAGAAATTTTAGAGCGTCTGCGGTAGAAATACTATACATGAATTTCCACTTATAACCATCTGCTAATTGGACGGTAGATGTTGTAGTTGTTGTTGGTTTTACTGTAGAGTTTGAACCATTATTGTTGTCAATACATTTGTAGACATTATAGGTATCTGTAACGACAAAGAAGTTATTTGACGAGAGATTAGGATTATTATCGGTGTATGCGGTATAGAAGGTATTGTTTGCCCAATTTATTCTTCGGACTGCATAGGAAACGTCAGATGCGGTAATGCGTTTTGCGGCAATCAAGTCTTTCCATGAAATATAGTTAGTGCCACCAAAAGTATCTGTTGGTGTTGGTGGGCTTGAATCGGTTGCCCACGCGCGGGTGCGCCCAATGAATAGATACATTCTGGTATTGATTGACGCGGGTTCACTAAATGCTTCATAAAACTGTTCGGCGTTATGAAGTCTAAATTTTGAAGTTACGATACCTGGCATTTATTTACTCTTTTTCGGTTTCCGAAGAAATTGGTTGAAAATTTTTCTCCGCTTCTGTTCTAATACTATTTATGAGTGGAAATACTTCCTGATAAGGTTTTGTTCCAAGATAGCTAAGAATATTATTTACAGTCTTTAGTGAAAGTGTTATCTTTTCTTCATTCATTTCATTCTCCTATAAATTTTATTTGTATGATTATTTATGTCACGAAACAACATGATCATAGGTACCTGGAGTGGTGTAGTTTGTTGTACCAGCACCGTCAACAATGATAACTTGACCATCAGACCCGTCTGTTCCGTTAGCAGTCTTTCTTTTAATTTATTTATGTTTTATGATACTATATGAGTCCCAGAACCGGAAGTATAAGTAGTAGTTCCAGAACCATCTGTTATCTGGATAGAACCCGCAGAGCCATTATTCCCCCCTGTTACCGCACTAGGAGGCGATAAAGTAAAAGATGTAGATACTGTACCAGAATAGTCTGTAGTATTTACAAAA